ATCGAACCGCCACCGCTTGTTTCGAAGACAAGCATGATATCCATTTCACCAAGGGCCGGTGTTTGCTAAGTAACGTATGACTGAACTATTATACACACTGATTGCAACACACATTACCATTGTTGCGGTCACACTTTTTCTGCACAGAAGCCAAGCACACAGAAGCGTACAGTTTCATCCTGCAGTGGTGCATTTCTTTAGATTCTGGCTGTGGCTCACAACTGGCATGATCACAAAACAATGGGTAGCCATACATCGCAAGCATCATAGGTTTAGCGACGAACCAGGCGATCCGCACAGTCCTCACGTGTACGGAATCAAAAGAGTTTTTTTCAAAGGAGCAATGTTGTATCATGAAGCATCAAAAGACAAAGTCATGGTTGACACATACGGTGTTGGTACTCCTGCTGATTGGATTGAGCACAACCTATACAGTGCTCACTCCAGACTTGGCATTGGCATTCTCTTTTTGTTCAACATCATCATCTTTGGGTGGGTTGGCGCCTTGATTTGGGGCATACAAATGCTGTGGATCCCATTCTGGGCCGCAGGTGTGATCAACGGTGTTGGACATTGGTGGGGGTATAGAAATGGTGAAACTAAAGATAAAAGTAGGAACATTAGTCCTTGGGATATTATTGTTGGCGGTGAATGTTTGCACAATAATCATCATCTTGAACCCGGCAATCCTCGTCTCAGTCGCCGTTGGTTTGAATTTGATATAGGCTGGATGTATATTTGTTTGCTACGTGCTGTGAAATTGGCCACTGTGAAATAATTGGTGCTCAAGTACAGAATTGAACTGTCGATTACGCCTTACCATGGCGTCGTTATGCCACTTAACTACAAGAGCTGATTGGAGCGGATGACGGGGTTCGAACCCGTGACCTCGTGCTTGGCAAGCATGTGTTCTACCAACTGAACTACATCCGCAAATTGATCCAGGATTCACACCTGGTGTACCGCATGTCGTTATCACTGCGGTTCTGCACTTGGTTATAGCCCATAGGTGCCAGCGTTTTAGGAAAATCCAGGCGCAGACATTGCACATCACAATGAGCGGCCAACATCCGGAGGCCTGGACCATATTACTATTATTTACATCTATGCCGCTTGCAGACCTTTGAATCTGTCGGCAGCGTAACTTGCGGCAAATGCATGTGGCTTCACAAAAGGAATCACATTGCATGTACCTTTGATGTAACCTATAGCCTGTTGAACCACGCACGAACTACCATAATGCTCGTCAGGGTTGATGTCCAAGTGAACTTCAACATCACGTCCCTCCAACACTTCGGCCAGTTTCAAGTAGAGTTCTGAAACTTTGTAAACTTCAGTCATGAGTCGCATGGCAGGCTTGTTGACCTTTTGATCCCACACACGTTCACGATGCACTTCACCAAAGATCCGGCAACCATTGTTGCCGTTGATGTGAACCACAATGGCCAACACATAATCAGCATGCCAGGCACCGTCGATGCGCAGGCGTTCACTGTCACAGCCAAGGTAAATTTTGGTTTCTGGTGTTTGAGCCCGGATGAATTCTGTCACTTGTTCTATATCAAGTTTTTTCATATCGACTTTCAAGGTTATTTATTGTTGGTCTCTGTAGCAAGATTCGAACTTGCGACCCCTTGCACCCCATGCAAGTGCGCTGCCAGACTGCGCTATACAGAGATACCTGGTGCCCTGGGTGAGACTCGAACTCACAAAACCTGCGACCTCAACACAGTGCCTATACCAATTCGGCTACCGGGGCTTTGGAATGGTACCCCCACTCTGATTCGAACAGAGAGAACTTCTCCTTTTGAGAGAGACGACTTTACCAATTTGTCCATGGGGGCTTAATATGAAAACAATCAAGAGAATGCCTTGACTTTTATCAACTTATTTGATAAAAGAGTCAATAGAATTTTTGAAGGACTGTAAACTTTTTATTGTTATGAAAAGTAATCTTAGTTCTTGACATCTACATAATCAAGAAATCCAATAAGATCTACAGAGTTTTGATCAAAATTTGAAACAGTAATTTTCAGTGGGTAGCCTAATTCATTGCCAAGATTTGTTATCATATCAATCAATGAATCGGCTTGATTTTGATCTGAAACCAAAATTTCTGCAGTGAATTCGTCCGACCAACGATAAGGTAACCATGCCCGGCCTACGTCCGCTAAATTTTGATCTGCTTGTATGGCAAACCATTCTATATACGCAGGATGCTTAATGTGCGCCGCCAAACTTTGTTCGTTTAGATGATTTAATGTTATTTGTTTAGAGTACGTAAACATGGCTTTTCCTTGTTGTTACATGGTATTTATGAATAACTGTTCGGTTTTTCTGGTGAATGTTAGTGGGATCGAACCACTGACCCTCACCGTGTCGAGGTGATGCACTGCCGCTGTGCTAAACATCCTGAATTGGTGCCCCAGAGGAGACTCGAACTCCTAAAATACGGCTTCTAAGACCGGCATGTATACCAATTCCATCACCAGGGCAATTTTCTTTCATTCCATTTGGCTTTGATTGCTTCTGCTATCTTAGCCTTATGTTCTATTGATTTGGTTTTACCTTTATTACCAGCACCTCCTTGATTACCAAGTTTGCTTTTGCTGTTAATTTTTTTGGCTTCTTCTAAACCATATTTGTCTACAGTTTTCTGCCAGACAGTTTTATCACCATTATTAACTCTATCTAAACTGTTTTCTTGTGAAGTACCCCAATACAAATGATTAGGGTTGCCACAGGACCCATTATGACAAGCGTGACATAAATGTATTTTCTTCCCAGTAGGCACCGTTGTATCTAATATATGGGCCAAAAGTCCTTTGAAATAATAACTGCCGGCACCTCTTTCAATGCAAGGTTCGTCTAACTTCAAATGGGCTTGTCGCTCTGCCTTTGGTAACGTAATATATTCGTAAATGTTTTTCATACATTTATTTATGGTAAACACAAAGAAAACACGTATACCAATTCCGTCACCGGGGCATTAAATACACGATGATCCCATACCAACTGCGAGACACTGTGCAGGTACTGTATGTTACATTTAGCAATCAGCCCTACGTGCCCGCCACGTATTGGACCACAACTCGAGAATTCACTTGGGATCCGCTGTATCTACACATTGTAACAAACTTTGTTGCAGAAGTCAAACCGCCATTGAATGAATTTGTGTTGGATACTACATTGGTGCCACCACCTGGTAACGATCCAGGATCCACGGATTTTCAGTCCGCTGCATAGACCATCTTTGCTATAGTGGCAGTGGTAGGTCGTGACAGAATTGAACTGCCGTCATCGCTGTGTAAAAGCGAGGTTCTACCATTAAACTAACGACCCAAAAAATTACACAGGCTCTCGAACTTCGGTCAAGGCACTGCGGCGTATCAAAAACTGTCGCGCTTCATTAACTCGTCTCACAGAAACAAATTCCTCACCGTCAAACCAACGCACAAATCTCAAATCGTCACACACGTAACGTTCTCGGGTAATTTTGTTTTCAAATACTACAGTGTTCATTTGTTTCTCCTTTCCTTTACTTATTTGGCGGTGAGACTGGCAGTAATGGAGGAGGGATGGTAGAATCGAACTCCAACCGCGACAGCGATCCATCTGTTTTCAAGACAGTGCTGGGCCCAGCCCAGATAACCCTCCGTTATTCATATAACCGTATGAAGTCTTTTCCGTATACTCGGGTAACATATTCAAATACTGGTTTTAAATCTTTTTCGTATAAAACAACAACATCCGGGTTGGCTTTTAACTTTGCCAACCATTGTTCAGTTTTGTATCCTTTAATTTCTGTTAGTACACCTTCTACTATAAAATCAGGAATGTAATTTTTAGTAGAACCGTTCCACTGATACTGTCGTTTTTCTAGGTTACGTTTGATGTTAGTATTATGGTCTAAACAAAAGATTAAATAGGCTAATTCCCAACTACTGTCGCAGAAAAATCCTTGATACCAGCCCTTTTTGCCACGACCTGACCCTTGCCTGTATCCACCGTTACTTATTTTTGCCTTGGCAGACATGAGAGCCTTGCTAGACTCAGAATGTTTTCGACCAAGCCAGTGAGAAACTAATTCTCCAGATTTAAATTTTGCGGACAAGTCTAATCTTGTTGGATTTTCTGGGCATCGTCTTTCATGGTTTCTAATCGAAAGTAGTTTTTCGTACTCTACTAAATTACAGTGTTTACAAATAGGCATATAGTTTTCCTTATGCTTATTTATACAATCAACGCTAGTCGCTGCATCATCTTCCTGTATTTTTTGGAGCAACGGGTGAGATTTGAACTCACGGTTTTTGGGATTTGCAATCCCATGCGTTGGGCCACTCCGCCACCGTTGCATGATTGGTCCGTGTAGAGAGATTCGAACTCCCGACCCTCTGGTCCCAAACCAGATGCGCTAACCAGGCTGCGCTACACACGGATAAAAGTGTTAGACTGGAAGTGCAAGCGGAACCTAATCTGTCAAGGGGCTGGTATTACTTCCGGTCCAAAGGGGGTTCTTGACTGCGGTCAAGATTGTGTTCTGGTTCACGGTGATATGGCATGCCTCGCAAGGCTTCGGGCAAGTTCCAATGCAGGTCTTTCCAGTAGCGATGCAACAGGTTGTTGGTCAACAGCACAATGCCCACACAAACTATGACACCCGAGCCCAGCAAGATTGTACAAACCAAAAAGGTTGCGGCACTCTCAATTCCCATGTTGGTTCTTTCAGTTGTTAAATGGAGCGGCGTGCGAGAATCGAACTCGCGACACGAACTTGGAAGGATCGGGTAATACCATTTTACGAACGCCGCTTATGCAGTAATTATACAACAAACATCACGGTTTGTCTATGTTGTTTGGCAGGGGGTATAGGATTCGAACCTATGCATGTCGGAATCAAAATCCGAGGCCTTACCACTTGGCGAACCCCCAACACGACTTGGTAGCCAGAGCAAGAATTGAACTTGCGATAATCGCTTATCAAGCGACCGTTATACCATTTAACTATCCGGCCAAACTTGGTGGTAATGGAAAGAGTCGAACTTTCACTAGACACCGTATGAAGGTGGTGCACTGCCATTATGCTACATTACCATATAGAAACACACTAGACGAGGCGACCCCGTGGCCACAAGTTCCTGCTTATCTCTAATGTGTTTTTATATGGTGGGACTGCTGGGATTCGAACCCAGAATTAACAGATTAAAAGTCTGCTGTGATAACCGTTTCACTACAATCCCGTACATGGTCCCTCGCCCAGGATTCGAACCTGGACCTTGCTGATTAAGAGTCAGATGCGCTAACCATTAACGCCAGCGAGGGTTGTTCGTAATTTTTAGATTTTACGTGCCAACCCTAGACCAATACAGGATCTAGAGTGACACTAGAGTTTACCTCGTTTCATGTGTTTCTCCTTGTTAAAAACGTATTGTACAATAAACGGAATTTATCGTCAACCTTTTGGTGCCCCACGACAGAATCGAACTGCCATCACAGGATTACAAAACCAGTGTAATGCCATTATACTAGTAGGGCCGGTGTGTTAAGACTTTGCGATAGTCTTTTGAATGTGTTGTTTGTAGTCAATTGCACGTTGAATCT